AGCGCGATGATGATATCGGACTCTGGAGTTCAGCCGATCTGAAATATTCCATCACCTACGAAATGTGAGGACGTTATGACCACACCTAACCCGCTGGCACCGACGAAAGGGGCCGGCACCACCCTCTGGATTTACACCGGAAGCGGCGATCCCTACGCCAGTCCCCTTTCGGATGTTAACTGGCTGCGTCTGGCAAAGATCAAGGATCTGCAGCCAGGCGAACTCACCGCCGAGTCAGAGGACGACACCTATATCGATGACGACAACGCCGACTGGGCTTCATCCATGCAGGGTCAGAAATCAGCAGGCGACACGAGTTTTACTCTGGCATGGCTGCCGGGTGAAAGCGGTCAGCAGGACCTGGTGAACTGGTTCGATGACGGCACGGTTAAAGGATACAAAATCAAATACCCGAATGGCGCCGTCGATGTCTTTAAAGGCTGGGTGAGCAGCCTTGGGAAGACCGTTTCGGCTAAAGAAGTGATGACCCGAACGGCAAAGATCACCAATAACGGCAAACCCTCTCTGGCAGAAGACAGCGGTACTGCGGTAATTGGCGTGACGGGTATCAGCCTGGATAAATCCACTGCAGCGGTCGCTGTCGGTGCGACCACGCAACTGGCAGTGACGGTCCTGCCAGCCAGCGCTTCAGATGCTTCCTTCCGCGTGGCGACTTCTGATCCGTCGAAAGCAACAGTGACGGTGAGTGGTTCAACGCTGACCGTCACCGGCGTGGCGGCGGGCACCGTTGAAATTATTGTCATGACCAATAGCGGTAACTTTGCGGCAATCTGCAAGGTGACCGTTTCCTGAATCCCGGGGCGTGAGCCCCGCACTCCGGAGTAAATATGTTTCTTAAAACTGAACCGCTCGAGCATAACGGCAGCAGCGTGACGCTTTACCAGCTGTCCGCGCTGCAGCGCATTGAACACCTCGAATATCTGAAAAAGCTGGAAGCGGTTGAAGAAGATGATTTCCAGACCGCTATCACCCTCACCGTGAAAAATGGTGCTTACCTGGTGGCGTTGTCGCTCTGGCATGGTCATACGGTGAAAGGTACGCTTCCTGAGGGCGCGCCGGCGGAAGTGACGAAAATTCAGGATGAAGTCCTGCAGACCTGGCCGACGGAGCTTATTGCTGAAGCGGATTTTAAGGTGAAACTCCTCTCCGGCATGATTGAACTGCAGCTGGAGGATCCGCAGGTTGGCATCAGCGAACCTGCAGAGCCTGTTACGGCGGAAAAGCCCTCGCCAGTGAGCTGACGTTTGTCCTGAAACTGGCGCGTGAGTTCGGTCGCCCTGACTGGCGCGCCATGCTTGCTGGCATGTCCTCTTCGGAGTATGGCGACTGGAAAATCTTCTACCGGGATAATTTCTTTCATGATGCGCAGCTGGACGCCCATTTCTCCGGCCTGCTCTACACCATTTCAACCCTGTTTTTTGCCGACCCGGAGCTGACGCCTGCCAGTTTCAGCATTCTTTCACCTGTATCTGAACCCGTTGATGTAGCAGAGCCGGACGACGATGCGCTGATGGCGAAGGCGGAAGGTATTTCTGGAGGTATGCGCTATGGCCCAGACGGCAGTCGGTGATCTGGTCGTTAATCTTGACGTCAACTCGACGAAATTTAACGAGCAGATCAACTATGTCAAAAAAGAATTCAGGCAAACGGGAGACGCGGCGAACGATTCTGCTTTGCGGATCCAGCAGTCATTCAGCCGTCAGGAGAGCGCTGCCCGCAAGGCAGGCATCTCTGTCGGTCAGTATACCGCGGCGATGCGCATGCTCCCCGCGCAGTTCACCGATATCGCCACGCAGCTGGCGGGCGGCCAGAGCCCGTGGCTGATCCTGCTCCAGCAGGGCGGACAGGTTAAAGACTCCTTTGGCGGGGTTATTCCAACATTTCGTGCGCTGTTGGGATCTATCTCGCCGGTTATGATTGGTATTGGGGCGCTCTCTTCAGCGACGGGGGCGCTGTTGTATACCTGGTATGCCGGGTCGTCCACACTCTCCGATTTCAACAAAACACTGGTGCTCTCCGGTAACGCTTCGGGGCTGACTGCCGATCGGATGCTCACGCTGGCGCGAAGCGGCCAGTCCGCCGGTCTTACGTTTAATCAGACGAGCAAGGCACTGACGGAGCTGATCAACGCTGGCGTGCGTGCCGGTGCCCATTTTGACGACATGAGCCAGGCCGTTGCCCGCTTCACCGAAGCATCGGGTGTACCAGTCGATAAGGTTGCCGCTGCGTATGGCAAGCTGACAACTGACCCGACATCCGGGCTCATTGCAATGGCCCAGCAATTTCACAACGTCACCGCCGAGCAGATAGCACATGTTGCCCAGCTGCAGCGTGCCGGTGATGAAGCCGGGGCACTTAAAGCGGCAAACGACGCGGCCACCGCCGGATTCAACGATCAGACCAAATCCATCCGCGACAATATGGGGTCGATTGAAACTGCTGCCGATACGCTGAAACGCGCGTTTAAGTCGATGTGGGATGCGGCGCTTGATGTCGGTCGGCCCGATACCGCGCAGGAAATGGTGGCAAAAGCACAGGCCGCTTTTAAAAAGGCCGATGAAATCTGGAACCTGCGAAAGGATGATCGTTATGTGAATGATGAGGCCCGTGCCCGGTTCTGGAATGACCGCGAAACGGCCAGGCTGGCGCTGGATATGGCGCAGCAGCAGGCGGGAACTGCCAAAGCGAACGAGGCGAATGCCTTCCGCGAAGCGACTGCGGAATCTGAACGCCAGAAGTATGCTGCGCAGGCACAGGCAAACTATGCCAAAACGCAGACTGCACTGGAGAAATACACGGCCAGGCAGGGCGAGCTTAACAAGGCGCTGAAAGATGGGCGGATCCTGCAGGCGGATTACAACATCAACATGGCGGCGGCCAAAAAGGAGTACGAGGACTCCCTAAAAAAACCGACGAAAGGCAGGACGCCTGGGGGCGCAAAACTCACCGACAGCACCAGTGCGCAGACACTGGAGCTGCAGACTCAGCTTGAGGTTTTGCGTCAGCACAGTGATATCAATGACACGATTAGCCAGCAGCGCCAGCAGTTGTGGAAAGCGCAGGCCAGATTTACGGTCCTTGAACAGGCAGCCAGAACCCGGGCGCTGACGGAAGATGAAAAGTCCCTGCTCGCCAGCAAGGATAAGGTGCTCGCGCAGGCTGAAATCAATGCAAAACTGGGTGACCAGATCGTCACGCAGGAGCGCCTTAACCGTCTGCAGGACACATCGCAAAAATACGTTACCCAGATGGGTGAGAAAACCCGGGCTCTGGCGGAAAGCGCGGGGATGAGCAGTCGTGCGGCACAGCGGCGAAATGAAGAGGCCCAGCTACTGCAGGGATGGAAAAACGGCGGCGGGTCTGAAAAAGATCAGAGCTACCAGAAAGAGCTGCAGGCGCTACAGGGATATTATCAGGAGCAGGATAAAATGCGCGGTGACTGGCTGTCAGGTGGAAAATCCGCCTGGGCTGATTACGCCGATTCTGCGGGTGACGCGTACGGCCAGATGAAAAATGTCGCGGCCAGCATCTTTGATGGAATGACGCAGAATCTTGCCGACATGCTGACCACTGGTAAAGCAAAGTGGGGTGATTTCACCCGCTCAACGCTTTCGATGCTGGCGCAAATCGCCCTTAAACAGGCGGGAGTAGGGATCGTGGGCGCTGTCAGTTCGGCTATCGGATTTGCCGGAGGCGGCTATACCGGATCGGGCGGTAAATATGAACCTGCCGGGGTCGTTCATCGCGGGGAGTTCGTTTTTACCAAAGAGGCGACCAGCCGGATCGGGGTGGGGAATCTGTACAGCATGATGCGCGGTTACGCGTCCGGCGGACTGGTGGGTGGCGGCAATATGCCCGCTGCGGCCACGCGGGGGATCAGCGTTTATGCACCGGTCAGTGTCAGTCAGCAGGGTGGTGGCGAGTCCAGCCAGGCGGACACCATCGGAACGGCGCGGCAGCTTCAGGGCATTGTTCAGCAGACCATCACTGACCGGCTTAAAAAGGAGATGGGGCCGGGTGGTGTACTTTACCCAAGGAGGTAGCAGTGACAGACACATTCAGCTGGCGCACCCGTAAAACAGTCCGGGGAACGGAAAGCACCCGTACGCTTCAGTCCCAGTTTGGCGACGGGTATAAACAGATCGCCGGGATGGGGATCAATGACAAGTCCGAAGTCTGGGATCTTGACTGGACGGGAACACGAAGCGAAGCCGCAGTGCTGCGTGCGTTCCTTGTGTCGCACATCACAAAATCGTTCTGGTGGACGAACCCCTGGGGGGAGAAGAAGCTCTACCGGATGAAGGCTGATTCCTTCAGTGTTTCGTTCCCCTCTGGAAAAAAAGCGACAGTAGCGTTCACGTTCGAGCAGTCCTTTGCTCCCTGATTATTTTCAAATCCAGAATGACTTACCGCCTCCGGGCGGTTTTTTTATGGGGTGAATATGAGTTTCACGCAGGATATACAGCAGCTGGAACCGGGCCAGCTAGTCCAACTGATTGAAATAGACGGCACCGAATTTGGCATGGATACCATTTTGCGCTTCCATGCCCACAATATTTCTACTGCAGGCTGGGCTGCATTCGCGGCTGACAACCTCCCTGCCATTATCTGGCAGGGTCAGCAGTACGACCCTTACCCTTACGAGCTGAAAGGCCTGGAGCTGTCCAGCACCGGGGCGCAGCCCACACCCACGCTTTCCGTGTCGAACGTCGGCAACTACGTGACGGCGCTTTGCCTGGAGTATGACGACCTGGCGAGGGCGAAGGTGAAGATCCACACCACGCTGGCGAAATACCTGGACGCGGCCAACTGGACAGCTGGCAACCCGAACGCCAGCCCGGCGGACGAGCGTGTGCAGCTTTTTTACGTCAACGCCAAAACCGCTGAAACGCGGGTGCAGGTCGACTTTGAACTGTGCTCACCCTTTGACATCCAGAACCTGCAGCTGCCCACCCGCCAGATCACGCCAGTCTGCACCTGGTGCACGCGCGGCTGGTATCGCACCGGCACCGGATGCGACTACAACGGGAACCGCTATTTTCTCAAGGATGGCACTCCCACCGATAACCCGGCGCTGGATATGTGCGGCGGCCTGATGCCGGACTGCGAAGCGCGGTTCGGGGCCGGTAACCCGCTGCCGTTTGGCGGCTTCCCGGCGGCAAACCTTCAGGGTAAATGACCATGCGAAAAAAACTGATGGATGCGATCCGCGCCCATGTTGCCGCGGAATATCCGAACGAGGCCTGCGGCGTGGTGGTGCAGGCCGGGCAGGCGCAGCAGTACGTTCCATGCCGGAATATTTCAGCAACACCCACCGAGGCCTTCACGATCTCGCCGGAGGATAAGCTCGCCGCGTCGGAGAGGGGTGAAATCATTATGGTTATCCACTCCCATCCGGATGTGGTGCAGCTTGTGCCGTCTGAAATGGACAGGGTGCACTGCGACTGGTCCGGGGTGGAATGGGGCATCATGAGCTGGCCGGACGGGGATTTTTGCACGCTGGCACCCCGTGAGGACCGGGACTACGCCGGGCGGCGCTGGGTGCTGGGCTTTGCTGACTGCTGGTCGCTGATCCGTGAGTGGTACCAGCGTGAGCACGGCATTACCCTGGGCAATTACTCGGTCCCTTACGAGTGGTGGGAGCAGGGCGAAAATCGTTACGACGATAACTGGGAGGCAGAAGGCTTTGTTCAGGTGGACCCGGCTGATATGCGTCCCGGGGATATGATCATGATGCGCATACAGGCGCAGGTAACGAACCACGCGGCCGTTTACCTCGGTCATCACGAGCACCAGGACAATATCATGCTGCACCATAATTTCGGCAGCCTGTCTGCCCGGGTGCCGTACGGCAAGTATTACCGTGACCGCACCGTTCGTGTGGTCCGGCACAGGGAACTGATGAATGCTGAAGACACTCATTCTTGAAGGCCGCATGGCGAAAAAGTTCGGGCGCGAACACAAATTTCATGTTGAGGATCTGCGCGAGATGCTGCGCGCCATGTGCAGCCAGGTCCCCGGTTTTAAACGCTACCTGTCAGAAGGCCATATGCAGGGGATCCGCTTTGCCTTCTTCAATGGCAAAAACAACATCGGCCTCGATGAGTTCGACATGACCCGCGGCGGTACGGTGTACCGAATTTCAGCTATTACCGAAGGCGCAAAGCGCGGCGGCGTACTGCAGATCGTTATCGGGGCGGTCGCTCTCGTGGCCGCGTATTTTACAGCGGGCGCCTCGCTGACGGCGATAGGTCTGAGCACAGCTGCCGCAACCGCGACAACAACGGCCCTGACTGGCCTCGGTCTGTCGATGATGCTGGGGGGCGTCGTTCAGTTGCTGACACCCCAGCCAAAATACAATGTAGGCGCCTCATCCAGCACGGACAACAAACCCAACTACGCCTTTGGCGCGCCGGTGAACACCGTGGCTGTGGGTTATCCGGTCCCCGTTCTTTTTGGTGAGCGCGAGATCGGCGGGGCAGTCATCAGCGCGGGGATCTTCTCCAGCGACCAGCAGTAAATTTTATTGTCAGCTACAGGCCACCTCCGGGTGGCTTTTTTTATGGGTGAAATATGCGACTTCTCGAAGATGAAACCCTTATTCAGGGACGTAAAGGCGGTGGCGCTAAACAGCACACTCCTGTTGAGGATCCGGATGACCTGCTGTCGACAGCAAAATTAAAAATGCTGCTGGCGATTGCTGAAGGTGAAATCCAGGGCGAACTGACGGCGCAGAACATCTTCCTCAACGACACTCCGCTGGCGAACGCCGACGGCAGCTACAATTTCACCGGCGTGAAGTGGGATTTTCGCCAGGGCACCCAGGATCAGACCTATATTCAGGGATTGCCAGAGGTCGACAACGAAATGTCGGCAAACGTGGCAGTCACCACCACCGCGCCATGGACACGCCAGTTCTCTAACCTGATGCTGGATGCCGTGCGTATTAAGCTGAGCCTGCCCGTACAGTACACCTATAAAGACAATGGCGATATGGTCGGCACGGTCACGGAGTACGCCGTCGATCTCTCGACTGATGGTGCTGCCTGGCAGGCGGTGGTTAACGGCAAATTCGACGGAAAGACAACCACGGAATACCAGCGCGATATCCGCATTGACCTGCCAGCGGCCACTACCGGCTGGGCTGTGCGGGTACGCCGCATCACGCCTGATTCCATTGGTAACTCAAAACTCATAAACGCCTTCAAGGTGTTCTCGTTCGCTGAGGTGATCGACAGCAAGTTACGCTATCCCAATACAGCGCTGCTGTATATTGAGGTCGATGCCAGCCAGTTTACCAGTGGTGCGCCAAAGGTGACCTGCAGACCGAAGGGCAAACTGGTACGCGTGCCGGACTCTTACAATCCGGTTACGCGGACCTACAGCGGCACCTGGTCGGGCGGTTTTAAAATGGCCTACACCAACAACCCGGCCTGGATATTTTACGATCTGGTGCTGGATGAGATTTATGGCATGGGTACCCGCATCGATGCAGGCATGATCGATAAGTGGGAGCTGTATGCCATTGCGCAGTACTGTGACCAGCGGGTGTCGAACGGGGCGGGCGGTACTGAACCGCGCTTTACCTGCAACGTTTATATCCAGAGCCAGCAGGATGCCTACACCGTTCTCAGTGATCTGGCTGCTGTATTCCGGGGGATTACCTTCTGGGGTAACGACCAGATTTACGTGCGTGCGGATGTGCCGCAGGATGAGGTCGATTTTACCTATCATGCCTCGAACGTGATCGACGGACTGTTTACCTACGGCGGCGGCAGCTACAAAAACCGCTACTCGTCTGCGCTGGTATCCTGGTCGGATCCTCAGAACCACTACAGTGACACCACAGAGAGTGTCTATGATTCCGACCTGGTGAAACGGTACAAGGTTAACCAGATGTCGATGACAGCGATCGGCTGTACGTCCCAGAGTGAGGCGCACCGCCGGGGCCGCTGGGCATTGCTGTCTAACGCGCGCGACGGAACGGTGTCATTTGGCGTGGGGCTGGACGGTTATATTCCCCTGCCTGCGGAAATTATCGGTATCGCGGATCCGTTCCGTGCCGCCAGGCAGAACGGCGGCCGTATCCGGGCGGTGAGCGGGCGTAACGTCACGCTTGATCGCCCCGTTGATTACGCAGCCGGCGATCGCCTGGTGGTCAACCTGCCGGACGGCAAGGCGCAGACGCGGACAATCGCGTCCGTCGGCGCGGACAAACAGACGGTGACGGTCACGACCCCCTTCAGGCTGCCGCCTGAGTCCGGCGCAGTGTGGGCCATCGACAGCGACAACCTGGCTATTCAGTATTTTCGTGTGACATCCATCCGGGCGAACGACGACAGCAACGGTGGTTTCACGATCACCGCGGTTCAGCATGACCCGAATAAATATCGCTATATCGATGACGGTGTGCGCATTATCCCGGCGCCGGTCACCGTCACGCCGGTAAATGTTCTGCCGGCACCGAAAAACATCATCCTCAGCGAAACCGACCACATCGAGCAGGGGCTTACCGTTGCCACCATGAATGCTTCCTGGGATCGGGTGGAAGGCGCTATCCGGTACCAGGCGCAATGGCGCAAGGATAATGGCGACTGGATAAACGTCCCGGTGAGCAGCGCCCAGGGATTTACGGTGCAGGGGATTTACACCGGGAGTTATGACGTGCGGGTGCGGGCGCTTAACTCCCAGGATTCAAGCTCGCCGTGGGGTTATGCTGACACCACCTATCTTACGGGCAAAAACGGCAGGCCGGGAACGCCGCAGGCACTGGCCGCCACGGACGATGTCGTCTGGGCTATCGATATCACCTGGGCTTTCCCGGATGGTTCTGGTGATACGGCATATACCGAGCTTCAGCGCGCCACCACCGAAGACAAGGCTAACCCGCAATTACTGGCGCTGGTGCCGTATCCGGCCACGCATTACCAGCATGGTCCCATGCTGGCGGGCGTCAGTCAGTGGTATCGTGCGCGCCTGGTGGATCGTATCGGCAACACCGGAGACTGGACGGAGTGGGCGGCAGGACAGTCCAGCTCGAAAGCCAGTGATTATCTCGACATGATCGGCGACACGCTTGAACAGACTGAAGGCTATAAAAACCTCGTGTCGGACATTGCCGAACTGGGTGAAGATATCCAGTCGGCGCGCGACGACATTAGCTCAGTCACAACAGAGTCGGCGGCGACCAAAGCGGGCCTGGCGAAGGAGATCACGGACCGTAAGAAAGCCATCACCGACGAGGCAGCGGCCCGCGGCCAGGCACTGCTGACCGAGAAGAACGAGCGCGTCGCGGATATCAGCAACGTCAACCAGACGATTCAGACCACCACCGAATCGCTGGCGCAGCAGATTGCGCAGGTGTCGGCGGGGACCGGTTCTCAGTTCGATCCGGCCAAAATCTGGTACTTCGATTCGACTGCGGAGGGCTGGTCCGGTAACGGCACGCCGACCATTGTTAACGGCTGGCTCCGTCCTGCCAACCACGCATCGGACCCGTACGTTGCTTCTCCTGCGACGCTGGGCATAACAGCAGCTGCGTATCGCTTCCTGAAGCTGCGTATCAGGAAAGTGGGAGCGCCTGCATGGGCGGGGGAAATCCGCTGGCGCAATGCGGCCAGTTTCAACGAAACCAACCGCTTCGTGGTGGCCGAACCGGCGTATAACGCCGACGGCGTTGCAACGCTGGAATGCGACGATATCCCCTGGCTGGCCGAGACGACGATTAACCAGATTCGGCTGGACCTTTCCAGCAAACAGGACGCGACGAACTACTTCCTGATTGACTGGGTGGCGATCGGGCGGCCAACGCCGGGCGCCGGGATGGCCGCCCTGCAGCAGGAAACGACAGCCCGTGTTACCGGCGACCAGGCGGAAGCCACGGCGCGCGAGACGCTGGCGACGCAGATCCGGGGCGGTTATACCGGTGACGACCCGTCAAAACTGGCCTCGGGCCTGCTGTATACCGAACGCCAGGCGCGCATCACGGCGCAGGAAGCGGAGGTGACAGAGCGGAAGAAGCTGGAATCGACCGTTAACGCTAACCAGGCTTCCGTTACTCAGGAGCTGGCGACGCTGACGAATGAGCAGGAGGCTCAGGCCACCACGCTTTCAGGCCTGCAGTCCACCGTTGGCAAAAATAGCGGTGACATTACACGCATCGATAAAGCGGTCGCGGATAACAACAAGGCGCAGACCACCGCGCTGGCTGCGGTTAAGGCCACGACCGACCAGAACACTTCGGACATCAGCACGGAAACCACTGCACGTACGAATGCTGACAGCGCACTCGGCCGCCGCATCGATACGCTGAAAGTGGATGTGGACGGCAACACGGCCAGCCGGGACGCCGGTATTGTCGGTAACGTCACCAATGCGCTCGCCAGCTTCACCGCGTTCTCTGAACAGCGCGTGACGTATGCTGTTGGCGAAACGAAAACGATGGCTGAAATCATCGAAAGCCGGAAGACCGCCGCGGATGCCACGAGTGCCGTGGCGGAGCAGGTCACCACGCTTAAGGCGACGGTTGAGCAAAACGGTAAGACCAACGCCGCCGCCATTACGCGCATTGATAAAGCTGTTACGGATCTGGAAAGCGCCACCGCGACCAGCATTGAGCAGGTGACGGCTGCGATCGACGATACCAATGCCAGTGTCCAGACGACCAGTAAAGCTGTTGCTGACATTACCGGTAAGCTGGGTGCCCAGTGGGGCGTTAAGGTTCAGGTGGAAGCGAACGGGGTTAAACGTATCGCGGGTATTCAGCTGGGCATTGATGCAACCGGGTCCTCAAACTTCCTGATTTCTGCCGATACGTTTGCGGTTTATAACCCGACGACAAAAGGACAGGAACTGGTGTTTGCCGCCACAGGCGGGCAGATGTTCATGCGATCGGTGTTCATCCAGGATGGTTCCATCGACAACGGCAAGATCGGCAATTACCTCCAGTCCAGCAACTGGGACGGGACCGGCAATGTCGGCTGGCATATCAATAAATCCGGGTATGCCACGTTTAACGGCGTGACAGTCAGGGGGACGATATATGCAACCAGTGGGGAATTCAGAGGGACAGTTTACGCGACGGATGGAGACTTCAAAGGCACAGTTTACGCGAACAAAATCGTAGGTGATGTCGTTAATATGTTCTCCTTCCCTGGTGGCAGATTCAGGGGAGAGCCAGGCCAACAAAGAGATTTTTATCGACAGGTTACCTGGGCGGGGGGTGTCCCATATGACGTCACTATCGCTGTTCCGACATTTGTCGTCTGGAATGAAAGTGAAGCTTATAATGGCTCTCTGGAAGCATATATCAATATAAACGGGAGAGATATTACAGTAGTGTCTCTTGGCTTAAAGCTATCGTATAACGACCCCAATAGTGTCAGTCGTCAGGTTAACAGTTATGTGCCCGTTACAGGTAGTCTGGATATTCCCGCAAACTCAGGCCCTGTGACTATACGTATTGGCCTTAGAGGGATTACCAGTGGGAGTACTCATATGGATATGCAGCCATCAATGGCGTTAATTACCAAAAGAAATTCCCCAAACTTCTCCGGTTATTCAGGTAATTAATTCCAGCCAGGTGGATGCTGGCGGTTTGGCTTAAACGGGCTGGAAATAAAATCCGATATAAGTATTTCGGCTGCGCACACGTTGTTTCTTCTGAATTCAATAATCACACCCTTATAACCCAGCTCCGGCTGGGTTTTTCATTTTAAGGACATCACGAATGGCCACACTTGATGACGATTTAGCGAACGCCGTCACGGAAGGTTTTCGCCTGGCGCAAAGCAGTATTATCAACCAGGACCTGATTTTATCGGGCACTGGTGACGTCACCGTTACTCTGGCAAATGGTTCGAAAAAAACGGGCCCCAGCTGGTCGAAGCTGATCACCGCCGCGAACGCGGCAGGGACCAGCGCGACCGCTGCCAAAAACAGTGAGACGAATGCACTGGCTTCCAAAAACGCTGCGGCAATCAGCGCAACGAACGCGGCAACGTCAGAGGGAAATGCCCTCGCTTCGAAGAACGCTGCGAAGACCTCAGAAACCAATGCGAAAACATCTGAGACGAATGCCAGGACGTCAGAGAACAACGCAGGGGCCAGCGCCAGTAGTGCCGCAGCATCGCTGGCCGCCGCGCAGCAGCTGACGTCTGTACCCTATGAGGCAGCGCCGTTCCCTGACGTATGGGCACCGCTCAACGACGATCTGCGCCTGCTCGCCGGATTCGCGCCCTATGACACGCTGACTATTTCCGGGCAGGTGCTGGAACTGCCGTCTAAATCTCTGACATTTTCCCGGGCATCCACTGCGACTTACATAGATAAATCTGGAGTGCTGCGTACAGCAGCTATTAATGAACCACGCTTCGAAAAAGAAGGTTTTTTAATAGAAGAACAAAGTACAAACTTTCTTAAGAGGTCGTCACCAACGGAATATGATCCTTCCATTATGCGATACGGGGCTGGCGTATCTGTTGTTTTTAAGCCAGATGGTGGCGTGGAAATCACTAAAACAGGTACAACAAGCGTATGGTTTGAGCAACATACTGGTGCCGCTACATATGAAGCGGCGAACCCTGTATCCATATCATGTGATTTGGTTGTTGAAGCTGGTGATGATGTTGCGATCGCAATAATTCGCAACACGTCATCAGAAGGTGATACCACTGCGGGGGTAACTACTGCTGTAGCAGGTCGCAATACTTTGTCTGTTACGACAGCAGGTACAACTGGCTTATATCGAATGGCTTTACGTATTCAATTCGGTGCCAGTGTACCTGTAGGTCATAAAGTAACACTTGATCGTATGCAATTAGAAGCATCTTTAACAGCAACTTCCTATATACCTACTAATGGAAACACAGCAACACGTGCTGCTGATGATTGCACTTTGCAACGCTCTGGTAATGATAACTACTTTGGACCTGTTACTTTTGCCATGGAGGTTCACTGTAACGGGCAAACGGTGGCGAGCAACGGCGCGAACAATCGCAGGGGTATCATTAGCTACTATCCCTCGTCCACAGAGTGGGTTTTCGCGGCGCTTAATTCCTCTCCCGGGTTATCAGGAAGGCCCATGTTTTGTTATGCAAGCCCCGCGCTGGTAGGGGGAGCGACGGCAATAGATGATGGGAAAATTCATAATATGGTGTTCGTCTCTGACACTATAAATAAGAAGATATTCACAGACGGAGCGGTTATCACCTCGGACATAATAACCAGACCGACGCCAGGAAATGTAGGCGTATCTAACAACACGATTTATATCGGTCGAGGTGCAGGGTCGGCTACCCCTGGCGTGCGAATGCTCAATGGCCACATCCGTAATCTGCGTATCTGGCACCGCGCACTCACTGACAATCAAATAAAAGGACTCCGCTAATGAGAGACTTATATCTGCGCTTTTCTGACGCCGATGAAATGCGTAGGCAGTTAATCGCGGCGGGATTTATTGATGATGAACAGCAGGGGTATTTATACCACCCGGATATCAGCCTGGATATCATCGGAGTTATTACCATCGTCAGCGATGTTGAAAATCCTGGGCAAGAAAACGAGTTAATAAAATATTCCGAGGAACCTGGTTATCACGCCAATATCCGGGTAATGAATGACGGGCTTGATTTATCACCTCTGCATGAATTCATCGTGACTCCAAAAACGCCTGCTCGCGTCTGGGCATAAGGAAATTACATGGCAAAAAGACAAGATAGTATTACTCTTACTGCGGCAGATGTAAAAGCCCTGAGTACAGAAGGTGGTACTGTAAATGGTAACGTGATATGCAAAAATAGTGTTCAGATTAAAAGTGTCGATGCTTCGTCAAATACGCTTCTTTATTTGCAGGATAATAATGGAGGTGCGAGAAGCATCTTCTTCACCGCGCCCAACGGTACTACGCAACTACAGGTTAACAGTAATCCAACGACGGTCAGCTATATTTACTCCTTTAACGTCGATGGAGGGTTTTCGTCTAAATATCTCAGCACAGGTGCTCCGTTGGCTACAAGCTGGGCGCAGTCCTGGCAACGGGGTTACGCTGGTGCGTATATGGACTCAACACTGGATAACCTGGGAATGGGGGCCATAGCTGCTTGGTCCTGGGGCTATCAACACGGCGGAGGTTACCCTCTGCGGACGAGCTGGGGTAATGTCGGCAATGGTACAGGTAACTGGGGCAATACCACGATGGTCCAGTTTGGGGATAGCGGCTCAAAAGTCCGTTACTGGCTTTTTACACCTGAAGCAGGGGATCTCGTCACCTCAGTGGGCGGGGACGGTGGGTTTGCCGGCAACTATACGTATCAGAAGGCAGCTACCTCTGATGCCACACTGAAGCACAATATCGCCTATGACGATGGCAAAGCCTCTTACGACAACATCAGGAAGCTGAAACCCTGCACGTTCGTGTATAACGGCGATTATCTGGAGCGTGTGCGCCGGGGGATCATCGCCCAGGACGCTTTACGGGATATTGACCGTGAGTATGTGAAGCTGGTTCCCGCTGCGCCTGAGTTTGACAAAGAGGGGAATCGTTGTGATAAAGACGACACCTTAGCTCTTGATAATAACGTCATCCAGATGGATACGGCGCTGGCGCTGCATCACGCGATTGCCAAAATCGAGGCGCTGACAATCCAGGTCACGCAGCTGCAGGCTGAGGTTCAGGCGCTAAAATCGTAACGGCACCAGGATGTTCATCAGTAATTATCATCAGCCGCATTTCGATCTCTTTGAAGAAAAAAAGCCCGTACGGGAACGGGCACAAATCCCTTAGTTTTGTTATCAATCCCGCGTTCAGGACGCAGGTAGTTAACATATCGGCAGCATAAGCCATTACTTTAGGTAGAGAGCATTAGCGCTTCGTTTAAAATCATCTAAAGTTAATGAAGGTGAATCCCCCTGTGCGGAGGGGCAATCCAGTTGCTGTTCGTGTAAATATGCTTGCGGCTCGTATAACTGGTAATGAGTCACCGGGAGGCACCCGGCACCTGTATCAGAGTAAGCTGTTTGTTTGTGCTGATAACCTTTGCCTGCTCAAGCGGCAGGCCTTTTTTTAAGACCTTGATGAGGAGTTTCTCATGGCAAATGTTGCGCTTTTAGCCGGTTTGTTTGTGCTTATCGTGTCGGGTCTTATCGGTCTTTCACGGGCATTATTAAATATCTGGTGCGGTCCGGAGCAACATTAAAACCATTCAGAATGACGCCTGACCCGGCTCAAAATATCTGTATTGTCCGGGGCTTTTGGTATCGGGCCAGAAGCATAATAAAGACAGTGAAGTGATGTTCATTTGAGCACATTGAAAGGGTTTTGAGGCTGGTTCAGCCAACAGTCTGAGGGCATACTTGTTATGAAATTCATCTGTCCTGCTTGCAAAAGTAATCGGTTCTTTTTCACCTCCTTCAATCCCGAGCAAAATCTGCCACACGGCGCGGTATGTTCCGTATGCGGAACCCGGCTTACTAAGCGCTCCATCCTTCCAACTCCGCGCAGAAGGCGATGGCCTAAACAGGTGGTTTAATCATTTGTGACACGAAGCGGCTTGCGATGATCGATGCAGTCCTTAGGGGTTTACATGACTTATTCCGAAACCAGCCACATATTGGCTTCTTCGAAAACTTCTCCCAGTATGCCCAGCATCGGCTTAACCTCTGTCTCTGAAAAATTTCTATGCACTCGCTTGGTTAATTCGGCAGTACAACCAGATGTTCAGCAGTAATTATCAATAGGCACAGCCTCCTTGCCCTGGCCCCCCTCTTAAAACTACTGTATAAACACACAGTAATAATAATTGAGAGGTCACCATGCCCCGCCGTTCCGACATTCACGCCGCATTTGTGGCCGCAATTCAGCTAAACCCCAAAGGCTACCGGTGCTTGCGCACTGAAGACTTTATCCGCGAGTTGGCAAAGGTCCATTGGCATTTCAGCCGGGCCGACGCCAACGAGTGGATACAGCGCTACCAGCCAGATTTCACGGATAAGACAACTGACGGAACCGACAATCACTACTGGATCCTGCGCAACATGGGGATGGTTCACTGATGGGCTTCGTATCTCCGGCAACCGATTATGTCGAGCAGCGCTTGTCGCCAGCCAGCATCTGCACCACGAACGAAAGTCGCATCCTCGAAACATCATCCGGGTTTGCTGTGATCGAGCCGTGCGCCCGGCTGGTACAGGGGTAGACTCTGCTGATCCTATCCGGTGGGCGGACGCAGTTTGCAAAGCTCAGAGGTAAGGCATTAATCACGGATGACGGCGAGGCGATCGAGGGGTTAGCGGCGGAAGAAGTCGAGGTGATGGGCAGGGTGACGTACTTCATCAACAGCACGGATGCTGATGACGTTCCGGTGTAAAAAACGGTACGCATTTGGGGGCAAATTTGGGGGCAAAAGTAAGTTTGGGGGCGTGTTTAGGGGGGATGGAATGGCTGATATTGACCGTTATTGTCTAGCATGCGGATCTGCTAAGTTACTGAAATGATGATAATGGCCTGAATTAACTGAAATTAAAATATCTATCTCAAAAATAGGCATTTTCTATACATATTTTGTATTTATCCCGTTCAGCCGCGAATTAATGGGAAATCTCTCCTCCGATCAACATGTTAAGTTAATGTGATCATCCCTGTTAACCTCCATAGCAGGGTCTATGCTTAATGAAAGTAGCCAAAAAGGGCGGTTAAGCCGAATGCCCCTGCAACTGAGGGGTTGAAGTGATAATCATTATCACTAGCATGGTGTTATGCCCTGGGGGCGCAATACAAGAGGTGGATTTATGCAACAGCATTCAGAAACATTTGATCCGACGGAATTTGCGTGGCGTGGATTGTCGCTTACACCTGCCGCAGCGGCGCATATACGCGAGCTGGTAAGCAAGCAGGCGGGCATGCTGGGCGTGCGGTTAGGCGTCAAGACCACCGGCTGCGCCGGCTTTGGTTATGTGCTCGATACCGTCAGCGAACCGGCCAAAGACGATCTACTTTTCGAGCAGGATGGCGCCAGACTGTATGTTCCCTTGCAGGCGATGCCGTTTATTGACGGCACGGAAGTGGATTACGTGCGCGAAGGCTTAAACCAGTTATTCAAATTCAATAACCCGAAAGCCCAGAACGAATGCGGCTGCGGCGAAAGTTTTGGGGTATAGGCGGTATTATGTCTCGACATACTG